TAAGAAGATGGAATGCGGCTCTGAAGACCCAGCAGACCCGACGAAAACAATGAGGGTACTCACCCTCATGCTCGCCCAGGACTACTAGGAGGTGCGAATGAGAAAGCGAACAATCGAAGTTGAAACGAGCGTCACTGTCCTTGAACATGAGGATGGATCGGTTACCTATCACTTCGAGTATACCGATATCCCCTTCACCATGCCCGATGGGTCGAAGGTCAATATCAAATTCACCCAAGGTGAAATCGAAGTTGCCCAAGTAAATTAGCTCTTTTTGTCCCCACCTAAGCAGTGGGGATTTTCTTATTGAGTGATACAATTAGAGGGTGAAACGCGGCTCTCTGAGAAGCAAAATCCCCGATGAAATCCGAGAACAATTAAGCGCCGATACATACATGGATGTCTGCGTCATTCCTGGTAATGAATGTAAGGGCAGGATCGAGTGGCATCACGCATTCACCTATGCGGGTAAGAGACAGAATGATATTTGGAACATACTGCCACTGTGCTCATACCACCATGAGAAGGAGGCCGCTCACCGATCCACGATCAACTTCGCTCTCTTAAAAAGGTTATCTCACCTCAATATGTGGAATGAATTTCGAGCGAAGTACCCTAAATCCACCCTTGTATGAAGGAGACTGAAATACAGCGAGCGATATGTGACTACTTAGCTTTTAAAAGGTATTTCTTCTGGCGCAACAACAACACGCCGATCTTCGATCCCACGCGGAAGACATTTCGCGCCATGCCTAAGTACACCATGCGCGGCATACCTGACATTATCGTAGTCCATGAGGGTAGCTTCATCGGTATTGAGGTGAAACGCGATAAGGGAGTGCTGTCGGAATATCAAAAGGAATTTAAATCGCTGTGCGAAAACAATGGTGCCACTTATTTTATGGTAAAAAGCCTGGATGATGTGATCGCTCAAGGGTTATGAAGAAGTCACCCATACAACTCCGGCAGATAAAGCCCTCACTCATCGTCACCATGTCAGACCAAGGCTGGACCTATAAATCAAGGAATATGACGCCACCTGACCTGATTGAGATTGCTTCAGGGTTATTGAACAAGGCTTTAGAGGAGATGGTATAATTTAGGTATTAGGTTCATAGCTAACCGACTTTATGGCAGGCGATGCATCACGTTTAAATGGAAAGAAGGGCGGCAGGCCCAAGGGATTTGCTGCATTAGAAGCTGAGAGGCAGCGCGATTACGTTGCTGAGAAGCTCGTCACTGAATTCGCTCCCATAGTCGATAAGGCAATCGAACAAGCCAAGGCGGGTGATAAGAGCGCTCGTGACTGGATCACTGATCGAGCCTATGGAAAAGCTCAGCAATTTATAGACCACACTACGGACGGCGGGGCATTAGGCTCGACGTACGACCAACTATCGAATGAAGAACTCGAAGCTATCCTCGGAGAAAAAACAAGCGCGTAGGGAATTAGCACGAAGGGCTTTGGCCAAGCGTCGCCTTTTGGATTTCATCACCTTTAATTTCCCTGATTACAAGGTCAATTGGCATCACAGGCTACTCACAGAGAAGCTTGAGGCCGTTGAGCGAGGAGAGATTAAGCGGCTTATTGTGACCATGCCACCGCGTCATGGAAAGAGTGAAATAGTCTCAGTCCAGTTCCCCTCATGGCTCATTGGACGCAACAAGAACCGCAACATCATCGAAGCGTCCTATTCAGGGGATCTCGCTACAGACTTCGGAAGACAGGTACGAAACATCATAGCGGGAGATCGTTATGCACACCTTTTCCCCAGTGTTGAACTCGCTGAAGACAGCCAGGCTAAAGGTAAATGGAATACAAATGGGCGCGGTGCGTATAACGCTGTTGGTGTAGGTGGAGCAACTACTGGTAAAGGTGCTGACTTTCTCATCATCGACGACCCTATTAAGAACCGTCAGGACGCTGAATCAGAGGTTGTCCGAGAGAGCACATGGGCCTGGTACACATCGACAGCACGCACTCGTCTTTCTCCTGAGGGTGCGATCATTATTGTTATGACGCGCTGGCATGACGACGACCTCGTAGGACGAGTTCTAAGGTCTGAGAATGCAGCATCATGGGATGTATTGAACCTCCCAGCTATTGCGAATGATGACGAGGCATTTAGGAAGCGTGGAGAGGCACTGTGGGCCGACCACTTCTCACTCCCAATCCTCGAAGAAACCAAGCGCGACATAGGGGCTTATGATTTCTCCTCTCTATATCAAGGCTCCCCACTCGACAGCGAGAGTCAGGAATTCCGGAGAGACTTCTTTCAGTATCGATCAGAGGCAGACCTAGTAGAGAAGCGACTCGCACGCTACCTCACCATTGACCTTGCATTTTCAGACAAAGAGACAGCCGACAGTATCGGATTTGCGGATAACAGAGTAGACGGAACAAACCGCTGGAACTTACGGGCATGGCGCAGGAAGCTCACACCCAAAGACCTCATTGACTACCTCTTCGTGCTGCACGCTGAGAATAACTATTTACAAATCGGCATACTCGACAAGCACTCGCAGTACACCATCGTCATCAAACCATTCATAGATGATGAGTGCCGCAAGCGTAATAAGTTCTTGCCTATTTCAACCATTAAAACCCAGGACACCTCGAAGGAATTGCGTATCCGAGCCCTCTTGCCTCGCTATCTCAACAAGGCGGTCTACCACCTCGAAGGAGCGTGTGTTGACCTTGAGGAGGAGATGCTCCGCTTTCCAAAGGGTGTGCATGATGACGTGGTTGACGCAGTTGCCGCTCAAGTGACCTTTGCACAACCACCGAACGCGCAGGAGTTGGACTATCTCTATCGAAGAACTACCAACAGTGGACGCGCTAAAAACAACGCTATTTGACGTGCTACAATTCACTCATCTATGGCAAAAAAGAAAGCCGAGACTCCTGTTTACGCGATCACGCTCAAGATCGGCGGTGTTGAATATCACTCTCTATCATCAGATGTGACCGAGGCGATTCTTGCTCTGGAGGTTCCGAAGGTAAACAGCCGTGCAATCTTTACGCTTGAATACGATGGTAAGAAATCACAACTCCCACGGCGACCTGTAATGACGCGAATGGCTTTGAAGAAGCACATCTACGCCCTCTACCTCGGTCGCAACCTTATAAAATTACTGAAGTGACCGTGAATATCTTCGACTACATCAAGACTGAGGAGGCCGCGTACAAAACAACCAAGGTGACGGTTTCTGAGGGGTACGAGTGGTCAATGTACGAGCACATCCGCATGAGTACGTTGTTCCGAGACAGTAAGTACACCAAGGGTGCTGACGATCTCTCTCGTCCCTTCAAGAACATCATTCGCCGCATCATCACCCTGCAACACGTAGCAACGGGCTTTGACGTAAAAGACATCGAGCCGTTCGTGAATGAGTCGAAGAACTTCCACAAATCATTCCTCACCAGGAAGTTTCATCCGAAATGGGCACGAAAGCACAACCTCGACACCTTCATCGACGAGCTTGTTGAGAGCTACGTAGACTTCGGCCTTTCGCTCGTAAAGCACGTGAATAAGGTAGCTCCCGAGGTCGTGCCACTCCAGTCCATAGCATTCTGCGATCAGACAGACATCCTCAGCGGTCCGATCTGCATCAAACACCAGTACTCACCAGCACAGCTCAAAGAGATGGAGAAATACGGCTGGGGTGATGAGAAGAACGGCGCAACAACCAGTATCAACGAACTGATCACCCTCGCTCGCAAAGAAAAGGTCAACGCTCAGGGAGTTGTGACGAAGACCCCAGGCAAGTTCATTGAGGTTTACGAAATCGACGGTACCTTCCCAAAGGACTGGATGAAAGACGAGGAAACGACGGAGGCTGAGGAATCGACCTACACTCAGCAATTCGCACTCATTGCGTTCTATCAAGATGACAACGGAGACAAGAAAGGCCTCAAGCTCTTCCACAAGAAGGGCGACCCAAACAAATACAAGGCTCTAAAGCGTGACCCTATCTTCGGACGTGCATGTGGATTCGGTGGTATCGAAGAGTTGTTCCAGCCTCAAATCTGGACCAACTACAACACCATCCGCATCCAAGGAATGTTGGACGCTACCTCGAAGGTGCTCGGTGTAACTGACGATTCAACGTTCGCTACAGCGAATAAATTCACTGATCTTGAGAATGGAGAGTGGTTGACCCTGAAAGAGGGAAAGACAGCAGCAATCCTCGACAACCGACCAGTCAATGTCCCGATGTTCGAGAATGCTAACGCTATGTGGGAAAGTCATGCCCAAGGCCTCGGTTCAGCTAATGACGCGCAGCTTGGCGAGAGCCCTGCCTCTGGGACACCATTCAAACTTCAGGAGCTTGTCACCTATCAAGGTAAAGGGCCGCATGAATACCGAAAGGGCAAGGTCGCCATCTTTCTAGGTGAGTGCTATCGAGATTGGTTCCTCGAAGACCTTGTAAAAGAGATGAACGATGAGCAAGAATTCATGGAGGAGTTGTCACTAGAGGAGCTGCAATACGTCGCTGACAGACTGGTCGATTGTAAGGTCTATGAGCACACGAAAGAGCAGATACTCAACGGTGAGATACCGGACGACCAGGAGATAGAGGAGTTAAAAACACAAGTACGCGAGGAGTTTATGAAAGGTGGCTCAAAACGCTTCTTCTCACTCCTCAAGGATGAATTGAAAGCGCTTCCTGTTGATGTGGATATCAACATCGCCGGGAAGCAGAAGAACCTTGTAGGTATGGCCGACAAGCTCAGTAGTATCTTTGGGCAGATGTTCGCTAATCCACAGGGCTTCGTCCAGGTGATGCAGATCCCAGGAGCTTCAGATACGTTCAACAGCCTTTTGGAGTCCTCAGGACTGTCTCCGATGAGATTCGCCGCTATGAGCAAGGAGGCTACGCAGCAGATTATGCAACCTCAACCAACCCAATTACCAACATTAGAAACTAAGCAACCAGTAACAGCATGAATCCAGATTATTTGAGTGAGATAGAAAAGTCGTCAGTTATCGCATTTACAAGCAACGATGTGATGTTTAATGCCGTCAAGAAAGTTCTTTTGGGTATGATCTATCACCAGGGAACAGTTGTCCCCACATTAGAGCCGACGCCTATGAACTGGGCCTTTTCGCTCATTAAGAACGACGCGCCACAGAGTGATGAAGAGTTGGGACAGGCCTTGAGAGCATCAGTAGCAGCTCTCGGCTATTTGAATGGCGCACTTGAGCGCCTCAAGGAGTTTTCCGCACCTGAGCACAAAGAAACCAAGGTAAATGACGCGGTATAATTACGTGTATATGTCAAAAACACTTCAAATCGGATTACTTACATCAGTCACCGTTCTTTTACTAGCATTCATGGTTTTGTCCGGCGTGAAGAGCGTCGGCGCATCAGCTCCCTCAGGATTAAAGGCGCGTGTAGCAACTACATCCTTGTCGGCAGTCAGTTCGACAGCGATCACTCTCTTTGCAACGAGTACCTGTAGTGCTCGTGTCATTACGACAGCCGCAACCCCTATCATGCTTACATTCAGTGATTACGCGAATCAGACCCCAACAGGAGTGTTTGGGCATCTTCAGGCCGCGAGCACCACGGTTGTCTATGACTCAGGACAATTTGGCTGTGATCGCGTGAAAGCCTACTCCTTTGGCGCTTCAACCATAACAATCACCGAAGCGGAATAATTATCAGTTAGTAGAAATATATGAGTTTAGACGCAAAAATGCCTACGCTTAGAGATAAGCAGAGAGCACGGGACGCGGCAGAAGCCGCAGAAAGAGAAGCCAAAGCAGCCGCAGAGGCAGAAAAGGTCGAAGAGAAATTACCAGTAAAGAAAAAGAAATAGTATGCAGAATAATTTAGTAGCAACTGTTGTCGGAGCTGTCATCCTCGTAGGGGGATTCGTTCTCTTCCAGAAGAATCCCGAGGTTAATGTTTCGGTACCTGTGAGCGCACCTGAGAGTGCCCCGCAGAGCCTCGCAGGAGCTTCCGGACCTACTTCTTACTTTCCATGTGAGACACACAATGGAGTTGGATGGTGCTTTAATCGCGAAGGTCTTCGTGCGGCAAACGTCACAGTCTGTTCAGTGAGGAGTCCAGCAGCAACGAGTACGCTTGAGTCAGCAACAGTCCTATTCCAGTCAGTTGCTTCGTATGCAGCAACCTTCCAAATGGGCTGGGGTGCCTCCAACACAGCGACTACAACCCGAATCGCAGAGCTTACAGTGGGTGCAGGAGTGAAGTTTGCAACATTGATTGCAACGACATCTGCGACAGCTCTTACGGACGGAGTTGTCCCGCCGAATAGCTTCATCAACGTTAATGTTGCTACCGGAAGCGTAAGCTCAACATTCGCTCCTGTAGGAACGTGTGACGTAGTTTTCAGGGTCATTTAGTACCCTCGGGTTATCACTCCCGATTCAAAAGTGACTAAGTTTCTCACTATCTCAAAGTGAAATTCATTTCTCAATATATGACTCAAATTGATGAAGAGGTAAAAGTAGACGCCGCAGATGACGTAGAGGAGGAAACTCCTGAAGCTGATCTGAAAGATACTACTGACTGGAAGGCCGAGGCTGTTAAGGCCCGAGGCATCGCTTCACGTCTTCGCACCAAGCTTACAAAAGCTGAGGAGAAGAAGGTAGAGGCACCAGCCGCAAAAGAAACTAAGACCAATGTTCTTGACAAGTTGGACAGGGCAATACTCCGCGTTGAGAAGATCACCGCAGAGAAAGAGATTGAGTTAGTCCAAGACATAATGAAGGAAACGGGCAAAGATATTGAGGCGGTGTTGGCAAGTAAGTACTTCCAAGCCGAACTCAAGGAAATGCGTGAAGCGCAGGCGACCAAGGAGGCAACTCCATCTGGTACAAAGCGCTCAGGCCAATCACCCCGCGACGACGTTGATTACTGGCTTGCTAAGGGACCAGGCCCAGAAGGTCTGCCCAAGGACAATCCGGAACTCGCTCGCAAAGTGGTTGCCGCTCGCATGGCCACAATCAAATCCCGTAACACATTCTCGGACGATCCCATTCAATAAGCTCTGCCAAATCTAGTTGCGACAATACTAGATTAGCAGGGGTAGTGAAGCCGCAAGGCGTAAGCTACCTAACAAATTTATCGCTGTAATTTATAAAGAGGACTTCGTAGCGAAGGTTCAGGAAAGACTTTCTGAGCCGACGAAATGGAAGGACTTCATGAAAGTGGACATCTCTGACAAGAGAGAGCTTCACAACCCGTACCGCACTGATGTGTCCATTCAGACACTCACTCGCTATACGCCTTACACATCCGCACCCGTCGCTCAGACAGATGAAACGGTCGTCATTGACGCATCGTTCCTCTGCTCTGAAGTAATTGACCGTGCTGATCTCGCACAGTCTGGGTATATCTCCCAGATGGAAAGTGCCGATCACATGGGTGTTATTCTCAATGAAAAGATTGAGAACTACATCTATGCACAGCACGCTCAATGGACTGACTTCGACAACGCTAGTATCGGTGGAGGCGCTGGAAACATCACTGTTTCTGACACCAACGTCGATGACATCATCACTGGTATTACCCGTGAAATTCACGAGGCAAAAGGCTCGACACTTTTGGAGCGCAATGGCGCATTCATCGTGTGGCGACCAGCTGACTTCGAGAAGCTCACGAAGTTCATGATGGCCAATGGCTTCTCTACCGCAGACAACGCCCTCAAGGGTGGTGTTAAGGGTGGAGTTGATTACATGGGCTTCACGCACTACCAGTCCAACCTTCTCACCGCTGGACACTTGTTCGCTGGTGTGAAGAAACTGGCCCACCTCGGAATCCTCCGTTCAACATACGGACAGATCGTCGTGGACGAGAAAGACCCAGGACTTGTTTCTGGTGTCGGTATCACCGCTCGCTTGGACCTCAAGGTCAAAGCATGGGCGAAGACCGCTCCCGTTCTCTTCGATGTGCTCGTAGCGTAGTACAAACCACCCTTTGATGGGTGGTTTCGGGGGCTTGTGTCGCAACGGCTCTCGAAATTACCCATCAAAATTCACTATGACAATCACTGACATCGTAAACAGCATCTACATCAAGACAAAGACGAATTCCTCGTCCTTCTCTGCTGCTAACATGCTCATTGATATCAATAACGCTTATGAGCGTGTTGTGTCACTTATTTTGCAATCGGATGGACGTTGGCAGTGGGACGACACCAATCAGACCGATCTCCCAATCGCAACGACCACTGTCACAGCGAGTCAGCAGGACTATGCACTTGCAGTCAGTCATCTCAAGATAGATCACGTTGAACTCAAAGACAGTAACGGAAATTGGGCACCACTTACGCCTTATGACAATGAGGACTTCGACGGCTCGCCTATTACGCAGCAGTCAACAGCAACAGGAGTACCCACTCACTACGATGTGCTCGGCAACTCGGTGTTTCTCTATCCTGCCCCAAACTTCACACAGGCAGCATCAATCAAAGTGTATTTCCAGCGCGGCCCTGCTGTCTTTACAACTGGCGAAGTATCGACAGGTACTAAAATCCCAGGATTCAACTCCCTGTATCACGACCTCATCCCTCTGTGGGTGGCGTACAACTACGCTATTTCAAACGGACTCCCGACTGCCAATGGTTTCCTTGCAGCGATAGAGAGACAGGAAAAGCAGCTTGTACTCGACTACAGTAAACGCAACCCCGATGATCGCCAGATTATGAAAATGAGGGGAATAAGTCACATCTAGTATGGCTACTTGGTCAAACGACACAAAAAATAGCTCAGCGTTTGTAAACCAGGACTTCGGAGGCGCTTCACGGACATGGGATGGTGCGACTGAAAGCTGGGATGACAACAACGGTACGTGGAATGATCCAAGTATCGGCTTCACAAACCAATCAAAAAGCTCCACCAGCTTCACTAATCAAACGAAATCATGATTTTTCTCGCCACATTCGCAATACAGGCAGTAGTTTCACTCGCTATCTCATACGGTCTAGTCTCGTATGTGCCTCTCGACTACTTCCCTGATGTAATCGAGCGTAATTTTGGCTCGACCATCACCACTATTCAGGGGGCTGACACAATATCTTCCTCCCGAAGCGTCATAAACACCAATTTCGCCAATCTCAATGCCGATAAGTTTGAAACAACGGGCACTACGCTCGCAAATCTGACCTCAGCTGCATCTTTAGCGACTGTAGGTACAATCACGTCAGGTACGTGGAATGGAAGCATTGTAGGGGCAACCTATGGCGGAACGGGAAGCTCCACACTCTCCTCCAATCAAGTAATCCTAGGTAATGGCACGGGAGCGGTGAAAGTAGTCAGTGGTTTTGGATCATCGGGACAGTTTCTTACTTCAGGAGGCTCAGGGACCGCACCAAGTTGGACATCAAACACGCTCGATACGTCACTCAACTTCAATTGGACAGGTACAAACTATTTTAAAAACTTCAGCGCGTCGAGCACCGTCGCAAATCCTTTCTATCTCAATGGACTTGCCTACGATACACCGTCAACGCGACCTGCGAGTTCTACAGTGTTGATGGAAGACGGAAACGGACATCTTACATTCAATGTCCTACCCGTCACTGTCATCTACCACAACTCGAACGTCAGCCTAACTTCCAGCAGTGCAGCAACAACGTCGCTTGTGACCGTTGCAATCCCCGCTAACACAATCGGTACTGCATCTAGGGAGTTGCGCGTCAGTATGGCTGTAGCCGCTACAGTAGGCTCAAACAGTGGTTGCTGGGCCAACATAAATATCGGTAGTGGAACAGCGACATCAACAATTGCTTTTGCCAAAGACTTCACAAACGGCCTTGGTGGAGGAGTAGTCACACTTGATGCAAAAATCATGTCCACCACAACTGCAACAGAATACACCACTTCAATAGGTACGGCGCGTCCCGTTGGAACAACGGTAACGACTGCTCAGGGATGGAGCAGTTTCACTGCTGTAAATACAGCAGCTCCAATGTATCTCGATTTCGGGATCGTCTCGCCAAATGGTGCAACGGTCTGCAATTTGCTGAATATCAGCGTTGAGCGCCTCACCTCGTAATATGAAGCGCATTATCGTAAACAACTTCTCCAGGGGAATGGCAGACGACCGTTTTGGAGGTGGTAACGGAGAGTTCTCATTCTCAAAGCATTTCGACACGCTCAGCTACCCGAAACGACTCCAGCCACTCCGAGGAATGACTTCTGATACTTCGAGCACAGGTATCGGAAACATTATTGTTGCTTCAGATGGTCTCATGTACGGCATCGGTATTAGTAGCGCAGGGGTTGGAAAACTCTGGGTACGCTCTGGATACGGTGGCTCAGATCTATGGCGAGCTATATCTACTCAAAATCAAACGTGCTCAGGCATCATTTATGATTTTCTCGTTGACTGGCCTGACGCATGGCCTGCTACAGCAACACAAAGAACGATGTTGTGGGCTGGTACAGACACATTGAATGTGAGTCAGAAGGATGGAGTTGGCTCTGCGAGTGTGAACAACACAGCGTTACCTTTTACAACCATCGGTCAAGGAATCGTCCATCCGAAGGATAGGCGTGTTTATTTCACCTACAAGACAGCTACAACTCACTACATCGCAGTCATTGCACCAAACGCAACTGACCTTGCCGGACTCAACGCCACGGCTTTCGCACTACCCTTCGCATATCGCGCGTATCACACGTCATACTACGGCAACTATATTGCAGTCCCTCTTACGAGTGTAAACGGAGCAGGCGTAGACGGTTCATACGTTGGTCTTTGGAATAGAGACACCTCGATCACAACTTTCGATGAGACTATCACGTGGGGTGTCGGACGATTGAAGGTGCTCAACAACTTAAACGGTGCGCTCATCGGAGTTTCAGAGTCACAGGCGATCTATACAGGTTTCAATCAAGACAGCGATTCAATAATGATAAAAGTGTGGGACGGAGGCGCTGAACCAGTCACGATAAAAGAAATAAAAGCAACACATCTTGCGGGTTCCAATCAACCAAGTTGCTCGATAAATCCGAGAGTCAACTTCATTCACAAGAATCGTCTCTACTTCTCAATTAATGTAGTACCAAACGACGGAAAGCAGGCCTCGTATTACGGACTGTGGTCAGTTGGAAAGAATAAGGTAACTGGCGAGTGGTCAGTGCAGCTTGAACGTATTGCCACAAACACCAACACCGAAACTGGCGTAATAGCAGCGGCTATTGTGGGTGACTTTGTATCAATGGCTCATACAGCGGAAGGTACACTTACTTTCTCAATCAACGGCAATACTGGCAACACCACTTTTGCAGCAACCTCTGTATACGAGTCTCTCGTCAATCCTGATATGGACCCTGCCGACAATCTTCTGAAGAAGAAGCTCTACTCCATCTCCGTGAGTTGTCAGCCATTACCGACAAGTGCGCAACTGGTTCTCAAGTATCGCGTGGACTCTGATGGCGACACTGCCGACTGGGTGACGGCCTACACATTCACGACGGCTGACGGTGTTCACTTCGAGGCTCCTAACGCAGCGG